TTCTTGTGGTATTGCATATAATTATAACGGTGAATTTGGAATTTCAACAAGAGGTTCGTTTACTTCAGAACAAGCAATTTGGTCTACAAATTTATTAAATTCAAAATATAAAGAAAAAATTGAAGTTTTAAATTTTGATGATTATTCTTTTATATTTGAAATAATTTATAAAGAAAATAGAATTGTTTGTGATTATGGTAATTTTGAAGATATTGTTTTAATTGCAGTTATTGACAAAAATACCGGTGAAGATTTGTGGTTAACCGAAAGAGAAATTGAAATATACAAATCTTCCGGTTTTAATTTTACAGAATATTATCCAGAGTATTCGAAATATTCTTTTGATGAACTAAAAGAATTTAATTTTGAAAATAAAGAAGGATTTGTTATTCACTTTGAAAATGGTTATAGAGTAAAATTGAAATTTAAAGATTATGTAAGATTGCATTCAATAATTACAAATCTTACTGCACGTGATATATGGAAAACATTAAAGGAAGGAAAAGATATTTCGGAAATCATTAACAATGTTCCTGATGAATTTGATAATTGGGTTCGTGAAAAAATTAACTTTTTTAATATTGAACATAAAAGAATTTTAGATGATACAATATTAAGACATAAAAAAGTAAAAAATTCATTATCAAAAAATTATACAAAAAAGGAATTTGCATTAAAAAATATTGAATTAAATAATAAAGAATATAAAGGATTAGTTTTTTCAATTGAAAATGGTTTAGATATTTCAGAACAAATTTGGAAATTGTTATATCCGGATCATGAAAAGGCCTTTTTTAATCAAAATGAATAAAATGAAAATATCAAAAAGAAATTCAATTTTCGCCGAGATTAAAGAATCATGTATTTTTTCAAAAGAAACTGATTATATCGAAATCACAGAATGGAGTAATATGGAGGGCTTTGATGTAGATATCAACGGAGAATATTTTTTCAAATTGACATGGGGGGAATATGAATTACTAAAAAAATTAACAATTAAATTAAAAAAGATTAGATAAATTAATATGAACACACAAAATAAAATATCCGTTATCAATCAAAGAACTCCCAGAGAGTGGTTGATAACGGATACGTAGATACATTTCAATCACTATAATATTATTAAATATGAAAATCGCCCATTAAATTATAATGATCTTATAATAGAAAACTGGGGTAATATGGTTAAACCCGAAGATAGGATTTATCATTTAGGTGATGTTATATTCAAAAAACAAGGAACTTTAGGTTTGATATTGAAAGAATGCCCTGGTGATAAAATTCTTTGTAAAGGAAATCATGACTATAACGCAGATGGATGGTATATTAGAAAAGGGTTTTCAGATGTTGTTGAATATTACATAACAAATGGAATTTTACTTTCACACTTACCTCTTGATATTGATGAAATTGAAAAAGAAACGGGAGAAAAAATTAGATATAATATACATGGACATTTTCATAGAAAAAATAGAGAAGAAATTGATAGAGGTCCTGCAGGATATCCATTTTATTCTGATAAACATTTGCTTATTGCAATTGAAGAAGAAGATTATAAACCTATTTTAATTGAAGATTTTTTAAAAAAGAAAATATTATGAACATAGGATCAGGAAACTCATATCCAGCAAATTCACTTTCAAATTTTGCACCCCATCCATTTGAATTGGATGGTGTACAGATTAATAGTATGGAAGCCTGGCTTCAGTCACTAAAATTTAAATCAGTGGAAATGCAAGAGGAGGTATGTAAATTAGTTGGGCGAGGAGCAAAGTTTAAGGGTAAACATAAAAAATGGTATATTAATCAAAAATTGTATTGGAGAGGAAAGGAAATTGATAGACATTCTAAAGAATATCAATTATTGCTTGATCGTGCATATGAGGCTTTATCAAAAAATAAAAAATTTAGAGCTGCTTTATTAGCTTCAGGTAATTCAGTATTAACACACACCATTGGTAAATCAGATTCATCTAAGACTATTTTAACAACAAGAGAATTTTGTTCAAGACTTACAAGAATTCGTGAAAAATTAAAAAATGAGAAATCTTTGTTTTAAATGAAAAAAAGAAAAAATAAAATTTACGGTAATTGTCGGGTTTTTTCACCAGAAGGAAAATTAATGTTTTTGTGTCTTGAAAAAAGAGCAAATTGGTATTTAGAAAGAAATCTTGCAAAAGTTATTTCAAGTAAACCATTATCAATTAAATTAAAATTTCAACCTGCTGGTGAGGGTTTTGATGAAAATGATAATTATTATTTATCTGAAAAATCAAATATTTGTGTTGTTTGTGGTGAAAATGATTTAGAAATTTTAACTAAACATCATATTGTTCCTATTGAATATAGAAAACATTTTCCTGAGGAAATTAAGAACAGATCATCACACGATATTGTTGTTATATGTAATAAAGATCATTATGATTATGAAAACAATTATGCACAAAAATTAAAAAAAGATTTAGAAGAAAAATACGATATATCTAAATCCAACATTGTAAAAAACAAAACAAAAACTGTAAAGACATATAACTTAGTTTTATTATTGCTTGATTCAAAAAAAGCAGTTCAAATACCAAAACAAAGAACAATTCAAATGATGAAGGAAATCAAGGATGTTTTTGGGCATGATGATCTTTTTGAGATTGCAAAGGAAAAAATTTACAAAAAAATTGATAATGAAAAAAATAACATAGGAAAAGAAATTGTTGATAAAATAGAAGATATTGAATCATTTATAAAAATGTGGAGACAGCATTTTATTGATAGCACAAACCCTAAATATATGCCCAAGGGTTGGTTAGTAGATAATCCAATTAAAGTAATTAAAACTTATTAATTTTAATGTATATAAATATAAAAAAATAAAATCATGGATAGTATATCAGGAAGTGCAGCTAGTTGGTTAACAGAAGAACAGAAAACCAAAAAAGGAGGAACAGGAGGAAAAGGTTCAAATATAAAAGAACTTGTAAATATTGAGAAAGAATTTGATGAATTAAAGAAATTGCAAAACAAAATTATAAAAAAGAAAATACATGACAAGAACATAAATGATGCTTTGATTATGATAAATTCAGCAATAGATTCTTTAAAACAATTAAAAAATTAAATATGAATATGTGGAAGAAAATTTTAATTAATTCATGTTATAGATCTCAGAAAGAAAGACAAACTAATTTTTATTTATATGATAAGGATACTCGAGTTAGAATTACCGATGAAGGTATAAAAACAATTAAAGAGTTAAAATAACATTTTATAAAATTTGGCTTATAATTTAAAAACAAATAAAATTATGGAAAGAGAAAAAATTAAATTAACTAATGAACAATGGAGAGATTTAGTCTGGGAATTGTATTTTGAAATCGACGGTAAAAAAGTTGAAATAAAAGAAATTCAGAGAGATTATCACGATTCAAGAAGACACACAGAGCAGCATAGTTTAATATTTAAAAGAATTTCCGATGGGAAGTATTTTAAATTATATTATGAAACATCGGTAAAAGATGAAATGGGTTGGGGAGAATGTAATTATGGAGAAACAGAAGCAATAGAAGTATTTCCTGAAGCTCAAACAATTATAGTTTACAATTAAAATTTTAAAAAATGAAAAATGATGATCTAGGAAATCGTATGAAGGATTATGAAATGCGAACACGTACATATTTACCACGTCGTTCTAATATTATAATTAGAATAGATGGAAAAGCATTTCATTCTTATACAAAAGGATTAAATAAACCGTTTGATCTTGGTTTAATGGAAGATATGGCTGAAACAACAAAATACTTATGTTCAAAAATTCAAGGAGCAAAATTTGGATATACACAAAGTGATGAAATAAGTATTTTAATCACGGATTATGATACAATCAAAACACATGTTTGGTTTGGTGGGCAAATTCAAAAAATTGTTTCAGTTGCTGCATCAATGGCAACAAGTAAATTTAATTACTTAAGATTGAATAGAAAATTTAATTTGGGGACAGATTGTGTTGATATAATTATGGATATGTTTAAGCTTGCAGAATTCGATGCTAGGGTTTATACATTACCGGACAAAGAAGAGGTTCTAAATTATTTTATATGGAGACAACAAGATGCCTCAAGAAACAGTGTTTCAATGTTAGCACAATCTAATTTTTCTCACAAACAACTTCAGAATAAAAATACTTCACAGATGCAAGATATGTTGATGACAGAAAAAGGTATAAATTGGAATAATTTACAATCAGTTGAAAAAAGGGGTTGGGGTGTACTTAGAAGAAAACAAAAATGGATAAGACCTAAAGATAATAAATCATTTAAGCCATTTAAAATTCCAAATGGTGATTGTGATGTTAAAGATAATGAGATTTTGTATGAAAGAAATGCTTGGGTTGTTGATAATAATATTCCAATTTTTACAAAAGACAGAGAATATATTTTAGATACTTTGCCAATAAAAAATGAAATATGGAAACCTTAGAAGATATTAGAGAAGAATTAAAAAATATGCTTCATAACCATTCTATTGAAATTTGTTCTAATGATCTTGAGTATTTAACTATAGAAGAGTGTAAAGTTGTAAATTTAATGTTTTGTGGTTTACCAATTGCTGGAAAAGAAATAACTTCTAATGCAATTAAATGGTACATTAACAACACAATAAAAAATAAACAATTAAATAATTAAATAAGTTTGTTTTTTCAAAATTTTTTTTGTATATTTGTATATAAAAATTAAAACTATGAAAAATCAAATTAAATTTCCAAAGAATTTTAAAATAGAAGGTATTTATCCACCAGGCATAACAACTATGGGAAATAAATCTTATGCAGTTGCAGGTGGTAAATGGGTTGAGATTCCAGAAGGAACTGAAGTAAAAGATATAATGCCGCATTGGATAAACACAATGCCCAAATCTATTAAACAATCAGGCAACAAAAATGATTACAATAAAAAATTTGAAGCACCTTCATCTAAAGGTGATAAAAATTATACAGTACAAATTGATGACAATGGAAACTATACATGTACATGCCCTGGATATGGTTTTCGTAGAAAATGTAGACATATTTTAGAGATAAAAAATAAAATAAAACTTTAGTATATTGATGTATACAAAAAATAAATAAATATATAATCAACAAAATATGATAGATCAACTTTTCACAGGGAAATATAGACCCAAAAATTTAAATGAAATAATATTATCAGATAGAATAAAACAGGAAATTGGAGATGGTGAATTAAAACAAAATTATTTATTTTACGGTAGTTTTGGGATCGGAAAAACTAGCATTGCAAAAATTCTTGCAGATAATTATCCAACATTATATTTAAACATTTCAGATGAAAGTTCTGTTGATGTAATTAGAACAAAAATTACGGACTGGTGTTCAACGGTTTCGGTTCTTGATGATAAAAATACATTTAAAGTAGTTATACTTGATGAAATGGATGGTGCATCTGACCAATTTTACAAAGCACTACGGGGAACAATTGAAAAATTTACTGAAAATGGTTTAGCAAGATTTATCGGAACTTGTAATTTTATTAATAAAATACCTGAACCTGTACAAGATAGATTTAATTGCATACCATTCAACCCGGTTTCAAAAGAAGAAGAAAAAGAACTTCTTGTTAAATATATTAAAAGAACAATGGGTTTAATGAAGTCTTTAGATATTGAAATTGAAAAAGAAGCAGCAATTGAATTTGTTAAGCGTAATTTTCCCAGCATGCGTGCTATTGTTAGTAAAATTCAATCATTTTATGATAGGGGAATAAAAAAAATAAACACAGAAGATATTAAAGTATTAAACTATTCTTTTAATGATATTTATAATTTAATATTAAAAAATACAGATCCTGAAAAAAATTACAAATTACTTGTTGGTCAATATTCATCAAAAGTTGATGATGTCCTTTCTTCTCTTGGAACAGAATTTCCTGAATATATTAGAGAAAACCATCCTGATAAAATAAACAAAATACCAATGATTTTAATTGAGGTTGCCAATTATCAAGCACAGCGTGTTCATGTAATAGATCCTTGTGTTTCAATGGTTGCTTGTGTAATGAAATTACAAATAATAATAAATCAATAAAAATTATGAAAGAATTTAAATCAAAAGGAAGTTATATTGTCGAATCAGCAGCACAAAGAAAAGAAATAATTTTTTTTGTTGAAAATGATATTGATAGAAATAATAAAGAAATTGAAGATAAATGGGGTGATTTGCGTCCTACTGTAAAAATTGATGGTAGAATTTTTAAAACAAGAGCAATTCGTGGACATACTCCCTTATTCTCAGATCCTATTGATCTGAATAAAGGAACGATAATAGGTATAAGTACATATGGAGAAATTAAAAACAAAAAATAAAATGGAAATTGAAAAAAATCACGATTCTTCAACATTAGAAAAAAGTATTTTTAATGAAGAAGAAAATATATTAACTGTACATTTTAAAAACGGTTCAATTTATGAATATTCCAATTTCAATAAAGAAGATTATGAAAGTTTTATAAATGCAGCATCAACCGGAAGTTATTTTTATCATAACATTAGAAATAATTTTCCTTATTCAAAATTATAAATTATGTTTTTAAAAACAACACCAGATCTTAAAGAATATATTTCTAAATTTTATCCAAAACTTCACACAAAAAAATTTGATGTTGTTAAAATTGGATGGAGAATATATATTATTCTTATAACAAAAGAAGGATTTTTAGTAAAAGAAAATTTATTCAACGGAAGTTTAGAAACTGTAAACGGTTTACATAAACTGAAAGAAGTTTTAGATAACAGAATAAAAAAAGTTTTAACAAAATATAATTATGTATAATGAGTTCTTCAAAATTAAATATTATAATTGACGGTCATAATCATTTTCACAAATCTTTATATGCAACCGGTAATTATTCAAAAGGAAGAATGTTAGGTTCACAGAAAGATAAGAATATGTATATGCGAAAAATAGCAATGGATCTTGCATTTCTTATACGATTTTTCAAAACACCTGATAAAATAGTATTTACAGTAGATGATCATTCCTGGCGAAAATTTGTTTCAATCTTAGAAAATGATGGTTATAAAGCAAACAGAACAAAGGATGAAAATGCAGTAGACTGGGATGCTTTTGCTGAGGTAAACCAAGATTTTTTTGATATTTTAGATAAAAGAAATTTTGTTACATCAAAAATAAAAGGTTGTGAGGGTGATGATTTAATGTATTTTTGGGCAAAAAAATTATATGAACAAGGTGAAAACGTTATTATATTTTCTGGTGATGGTGATATAAGTCAACTTGTTGAATATAACGATAAGAATTTTGTTTGTGTATTTAATACAAAATCTACATTAAGACAAATGATAGCTGCTGAGGGTTTTAATGATTGGTTAGATAAAAAAATAAATGAACATAAAGATATTGTTGATATATTTATGGATTCAGAATTTATACCTTCGTCATATGAAATTGTAAAAAAAGTTATTCTTGAGACTCATATAATTGAAGTAAATGCAAAAGATATTTTATTTGAAAAAATAATATGTGGTGACAGTGGTGATAATGTTCCTTCAATTTTGACATGGCAGACCGAGCAAAAAAATAAAAAAATAATAAATAATAAATTATCACCAAAAAAAGCTGAGATTATAAAAGAAAAAATTTTAGAAAAAGAAAAAAGCATTGATATAAATAACTTAAGTAAATATTCTCAGATAATAATTGATAGTATTAAAGAATTATACAAAAAAAATATAGAAAAAGGTTTAATCAAAAAAGAATATTTAGATATTGATCTTATTAGTGAAAAATTAAAAAGAAATACAAAATTGGTTAAATTAGATCATAATACTATTCCAATAAATATACAAAACCTTTTTGATGAACATTATATAAAATTTAAAAATTATGGATCTCCAAATTTAAACAAAATGGATATGCAAAGTATTTTAGAAGGTAGTAAATATTCAGAAAAAATTTCAATCAAATCAGATATTTTTTCAGATGCAAGTCCAGATAATATTAAAAAAGATAAACCATCAAAATCGTTATTTTAAAATATGAAATCATTATCTTTATTTGATTATATAAAATTGCTTTTTCAAAAACCTAAAGAATTTACAAAATTGAGATCATATGAAAAAAGTAAAAATTTTTTTATGATGAATCGATTTTTTTCTATTCGTTATCCTATACAGGCACACATGTTAAATAATATAAAAATCAACACTGCTGAGGCTACTCAATACTGGTGTGATTCTTTATCAAAAATTTATAGCAACACACCTGGGTGGATTTTTAATACATTAAAGCAAATAAAAAAATCAAAGAAAATAAAAAAATCAAAATTTAATATAAAAGAAACCACTGTGAAATATTATTGTGAGATAAATCAATGTTCAAGAAAAGATTTTGATGAAGTTTTGAAAAAATTTAATGATAAATTTATAAAAGAATTAGAAGAACTTGAAAAAATTATAGAACAATAAGGCTACTTTAAAATTTTTTTAGTATACTTTAACAATATGCTGGATATAAAATGAATATATAAATAAAATTCATATTATATGCAGCCTATTAGTCTTAAACAATCTGGTCAATTTGTAGTTGTTAATATTAAAGATCCATTTGAAAATGTAATAAAAATCAACAATTATTATGATCAAGTTGCTGGGTTTGGACAAATATTAAAACAATTTAGTTGGTCTTATGATAATAAAGTTTGGTCATTCTGGTCAATTTTAGATCAAGAAAATTTATTAAAACTATCCAAAGATAATTTACTTCCTAAAGATAAATTTTACTTCCGTTTTAGATATACATTGACAACAATAGGCAGTATTCAAATATCAGATATCGGTATTGAAGTGGAGTATGATGTCGAAGATAAAAACAAAGGATATATACCACACGGATATAGATTAGGTCATACTGGTGAAGTAGAATACGGTTCAATGAGAGGTGAAATTCTCAAAAAATGCAATTCACGTTTTAATCCATATCTTGTAAACCCTGCTATTGATTTTTATAAAGATATTTGTTATGAAGTTCAAAATATGTTTGGCTTGGATGTTTCATATTTTAAAGTAAGTCCAAGAAAAGATTCTGGAGATGTCATATTTAGAGAATGGACATTATTTGATCACCAAGATCCTATTTGTACTAAAATAATGGTTCCTGATAACGAATTCCCAGATGATAATATAAATTATATGTTACACGATATGGGATATGAAGAACCTTTTGAGATTCATATCGTTAAAGAAAATTTTGAAGAAATTTTTGGAGTAGGTGCAGTACCCCAAAGTAGAGATGTTATTCATTTTAGTTTCATGCCAAGTAAATTATATGAAATAAGAAGTGTATCACCACATCGAGATTTTATGATGCAAATTGCATATTGGAAAGTTGATTTAATGAAATATCGTTCAAAATCTGATTCATATGCATCTGATGATGTTAATGAAATACTTGATGATATTACTAAAGATTCATATGAAGCATTTGGTGAAGAATTTAAAAAGGAAGCTGAAAAGATAACAAAACCCCAACAATATGACAGATTGGTTGGAAGCAATCTTAGAGATCCTATAAGAAAATATGTTAATAAAGAATTGAAAATATATTCTCAAAAAATAGAAAATCATTCAACTGTAATTTCTGAAACACATTATGATTTGAGCACAATATTTAATTTAGATAAAAATAACATTGGTGTTGAATATTCAATTTCATCAAATTTTAAAAAATCGGATAACTTTAGTTTTACATGTTGGTTTAAAGAAACAAATCCAAATTTTTTAATTCCTATAGATTTAGTAAAAATAATATCAGTTGAAAATAATATTGTGAAAATTCAATTACAAAAAAATAGACAATATAAAGAAGGTATAAAATTACAAATTTACAGACAAGGAAAATTAAATTTTTTCGGAGAAATTGTAAATAATATAGATAATAAAACATATGAACTGGAAGTAGATAATAATGTATTAGAACACTTAGATTCAATATCATCAAATTGGAAAACTGCACCGGGTTGGTATACAAAAAGATGCTTCGAAGAAATTTTTATAGATGGAATGTCTGAGATTGGCTCACCAGAGTTAACAAAAGGCTGGCGAATTTCATTAATCGCGGGACAATATATAAAATTAAATATAAATGAAGATGTTATATATTTTATATTAGAAAACAATTTACAAGATCAATGGTATGGGTTAACTTTTAATTATGCAGCCACATTTGGTCAAATGAATTGTTCTGTTTGGGAAATGAATAAAAACATCTCGCAAAAAACTACAGATTTGAATCTTGTATATTCTGATACAAAAAATGGAATAATATCAGAAGATAAAGAAACAGATAAAAATTATATAATACCAGGAACAAATTTATTATTAACCAATATAAGGATTTTTAATGAAATAATAGAACAAGAGAAACAGTCGTTAATTTTAAATCAAAATATTGTACAAGATTCACAAAAGCTAATACTTGCCGATAATGCATTAAATTTATTAAAAATACCATATGTTGGAAACACAAAGTAAGAAAAGGAGAAATTTATGAATAACAAAAAAGTAAACCAAAAAGAAAGAGAAAAAAAAATTGATGAACGTAAAGAACTTGAAGAATTGATAAAAGAATCAGGTGAAAGTTTAGATAATTTAACAAAGGAGGCAATGGATCTTGCACCAAAATCTCAACCTATAGTGTTTAATCATGAGGAAATTGAGGAAAATTCTATACAAGAAGCAACTGATATTGTAGAATCAAGTGCAAAATTTTATTTAGAAGAAGATGTTATTAAAGAAGAACATTATATTCAACAAAAAATAAATGCTGATGTTATTACAATGACCGATATGATAAAACAATCTAAAGTTGCGGAATACGCTATATTTAAAATGATTCAGCAAATAGATGAAGGCAATATGCATCCAAGACAATTTGAAGTTCTTTCGGGTTTTCAACGCTCCAAATTAGAATTGACAAAAACAATTGCACAATATGTAGTGATGATGGAAAATAATTTTAAAAATATTAAAGAAGATTACAAAAATAAAAAAAATGAAAATACACTTGATAGTGATTATGATGAAGAAGAAGATAATGAAGAAGAAAGAGTTGAAAGAGGTACCAGAAGCTTTATGCAAAGAGTAAGAGGTGCAGTTGACGATGTAAATGCAGAAAAGAAAAATGCAGAAAAAATAAACAAAGAAAATGAGTAACACTATTTGGACGTCCACAAAAGTAAAAGAACAGATTAGAAAGATTGAGAATGGAGAAGATGCTGATGTAGGTTGTTTTCATGAAGGTGATTTGAGCTTACGTAAAGCCAATATAAATTTTCAATACACAAAAGAAGAACAAAATGAGATAATAAAATGTGCAAATGATGTTTTATATTTTGCACAAAAATATTGTTTTGCGATGACCGATGAGGGTATTGCAAGAATTAACCTAAGAGATTATCAAGAAGATATGTTAAGTGATTTTCAAGATAATAGATTTGTCGTAATGATGTCGAGTAGACAAACGGGTAAGACGATTACATCAGCAATTTTTATAGTTTGGTATTTATGTTTTCATTTTGATAGAAACATTTTAGCAATAGCAAACAAAATGACAACAACTATTGAAATTATTGATAAGATAAGAATTGTATATCAACATTTACCATTTTTTATGAAACCTGGTGTTACAAACAATGGGGCAACCGGTATGAAATTTGATAATGGCGTTCGTCTATTTTCACAAGCAACGACAAAAACAGCAGCTATAGGTTTTACTATACATTTATTATATGCAGATGAGTTTGCACATATTCCACAAAATTATTTAACATCTTTTTATAGATCTATTTATCCAACGTTATCTTCTTCTGAAATATCAAGAATAATTATTAGTTCTACACCAAATGGGATGAATTTATTTTATGATATTTATTCTAATGCACTTGATGGTAAAAATGGATATAAATCAATTCGTGTAGATTGGTGGCAAGTACCAGGAAAGGATGAAAAATGGAAACAAAGAGAAATTGCAAACTTAGGTTCAGAAGAACTGTTTAATCAGGAATATGGGAACCAATTTTTAGCATCATCTAGAATGTTACTTTCAAGCGATATCCTAACATATTTAAAAAGAATTAAAAATGAATTTAAATGGAAGGAAATTAATGAACTTGAAGATCTTGATGATCAATATAACGAATTAAGATGGGATGATAGTTTTGATCCAAATAATATTAATCCAGAGACAGATAGATTTGTATTAAGTATTGATTTAGGTGATGGTGTTGGTGAAGATTATACAATTTGTAATATTTTTAAAGTTGAAATTCAATCATTATCAATGATTAGAAAAATTGGAACATTTGAAAATGAAGCATCGTTTTTTAGATTAAGACAAGTAGGGATATGGCGTTCAAATACATATTCTGTTGAGGAATTTTCAAATATCTTATCATATTTAGTTTTTAATGTTTTTAATCAAAACATTGTAAGAATTGTTTTAGAAATTAATTTTAAAGGATCAGTTGTAATTAATAGATTAGAAAGACATGAAGAATATTATCCAGAAATATTCATACATACATTACATTCTCTTGCATCAAATATACTCAAAGCAGGTGTAAAAATAAAAACAGATAATAAAGAAATGTATTCAAGAGAATTGAGAAATATGATTAGATCTAAAAAAATTATAATTACAGAAAAAAATACGTTTAATGAAGTGGGTGCATTTGGTTTGGATAAAAATGGAAGATACAAAGCACAAACAGGACATGATGATATTGCAATGACATTGATTAATCTTGTAACATTTTTTGAAAATGAAGCATTTTTTGAATTTATAGAAGATATTTTTGATAAAAATCCTAACGAATTAAAAAAAGTTATTGAACAAAAAATTAATGATGCACCAGGTGATAATGAAGTTGTTGAAAATATTAAATGGATGAGTGACTTTATGTAATTAATGATTTGTAAAATGAATATATATAAAAAAACAAAAAAGTAAAAATTTTTATTCTTTAAGAAATATATAAATAAAATATAAAATAAAATAATTTTAAGATGGCAAAATTAACATTAGATTTAAATAAATTTAAAGCAGCTGGTATTTATACTGTAGAGTTTGATGCATCAGAATCTATAACAATAACTACACAAACAACTAGATTGGTTGTGGGTTTTTCAAGAAAAGGTCCCTTTAATGCACCTGTGTTTTTAAGAGATGTTAAATCGGCAAGAAAAATATTTGGAGAAATTGATCCTATTCTTGAAAAGAAAGGTTCGTTTTTTCACAGATCAATTGAAACTTGTCTTCAAACAGGTCCAGTTTTTGCATTAAATTTATTATCTTTAAATAATACACCAGATGGTGATAAAGTTGATTTTAAATCATATTCACTAAGTATTGCAGAAGATAATAGTGAAACACAAAAAGATTTATTATCATCCTTTTATAATAAAGAAAGATTTTGGTTTGCAGATTCCGATTATTTTCAAGCAATTGTAAATAACAATCCTTTAACCGCAAACAAATTAATGAGTTTTACAAATTTGGGACAAAGACCAATTTCTGTTATAACACGTAAAGCTAGAAACATATCAGGTTTTGAAATAACAGCTAGAGATTTTTATGGCTCAGGAAATGTACCTGATTATATAAGAGAATTTGATTTTATTTCAGATTATTTTATTGATGTTATTATAATGGAAGGTGATTGGACTAATTATGATACACTTAGTGCAGATCCAGATTATTCAAAATTTTTTGATAAAAACGGTATAAAAACCGAAATGATTGAAAATTTTATTGCAGATGAAAATACTACATTAATTGCAAATATGACAGGATGTATAATTCCTGAGTTTACAGATAAAACTGGAACAAACCAATACATTGAAACTATTGTAAACAATTCATTAGCAACAACCGGAGTATTTATGACAATTAACAAAGAAGCTTTTGATGATTATGATATTTCAGAACACAAACTTGATTTAGTTGGTCATAGTTTAGTTAAATCTAAAAAAGATACAATGAACTTTTTGTCATATGTTTCTCCATTGAGTGACGAATTGTTTTTTGGTTCATATCCTAATTTTGAGAATGAAATAGAAATTAAAGAATATCATGTTAATGATTTTAATGGTTATCCATTTTATATTAAATCATTACCGTTTATAGATGATTCAAGTCCATTTATGAACACTCTTGTTATACCAAAACCAAAGCCAACATTTCCAAATCAACACTTTTCATTAAATGATTATAATGAATTGATGATGAATTTAACAGAAAATAGCTTGGTTAAATCTTATGGTGATGAGTCAAAGAAAAATGATTTTGTAAAAGTAAATTCAGTTAATAATACAGGAACATCATTGGAAATTGTTTTATCAAATCCAGACAAAAATACAACAAGTGCAGGTGTTTATAATAATGCAACAGTAACAAATGCGATTCAGGGAGATAATGAGATAACAATAGAATTTACTGAGGTATCTCCAAATATTGAACCAAATGATTTGATTTATATTAAAGGTTTAAATAAGTATTATGTAGTTGAAACCACTGAGGCTTTAAGTACACCTTCTAATTCTTATAAAATTAAACTTTATGAAAAATTAGAAGATATTTCAGGATATGAGAGTTATTTATTCTATGATAAATGGCTTGATGAAAATATGCAAATTGATGAAAATGAAATTATAAATAAATCAGTAGCAGTTTGTGTTATTAGTCAACATAGTGATTATATAGCAAATATACTTGATACTGAAAATGCTGAGATTAAAAAATTTCAATATATAGAAAAATCATCTGTTATATTTGATGAAGAAGAAGAAGATATAAATTATATTGATGTATATCCTGGTAATAAATTATTTGAACATATACAAAATAAATTAATTATAAATGGTGATTATATATCAACAAATGAGAATTTCTCAATACTTAATTATTTATCATTTAATAAAAAAGTTGGATATTACGGATTATCAGCAAAAAGAATTACACAATGGGCTGATATGAATTTATCAACACCACCAAGTAATTATGTTACAATTGGATCTGATGCACCATCATATACAAAAAGTGGTTTTGAAACAACATGGTCAAGTGATGATACTGAATGGATGGAAATTGTAAAAGAACAAGATTTACCCGATTACGCAGGTTCAGGATATATTGCAATTAATTCTTCTGTTGAAAAAATTGAACAAAATATTCCATTTATTAATAATACAATGAATGCTACACATACAAGTTTTAGGGTAGGTGCTGATTATGGTCATTTAATTGATGTAGGACATTTCTTAGTAGTAGAAGATACTGAAGATCCTGGGTTAACAAAAGTTACACAAAAACTTAGAAAAACAAATACTGAAACTGGTTATGTAGAATATGAAATTGTTGTAAATGAACCTGTTAGAACATTAGAAAAAATCGTCAATGGGGAAAAAGTTAAATATGTTACAAGATTTTATCCTATACCAAAAATTGCAAAACATTTACAATTTGCTAGTTTAGGGGGGTTTAAATTAACATCATATCATATGCCAGGAACACCTGAGCAATTATGGAAAATTCTTAATGTAATAGAAACAACAAATCTTGGAGATACATTAGTGGATAAAGAAATAATACACTTTAGATATTTAATTGATACATTTAGTGGAGGTCTTGAACCTATGTGTGGACCTAAGGTTATTTTATCTCGTCTTGCTAAGAAAAGATATACTTGTATGGCTATTATAAATGCACCATCAATTGCACAATTCATTCAATCAACAGATCCTAGGTTTACAGATGAACCGAGACCAGATCTTGGTGAACCTAAACCTGTTTTAAGAACAGAATATATTGCAAGTGGAGGTAATTTATCATTAGGACCATCATATAGATTTAGTTTACCGGATGATGAAAATGGTGCAAGATTTTCAGGTATATTTAGCCCGTTCTTAAAAATAAGAGAAAATAATAAAAATAAACATATACCACCCGCGGCGGATGTTTCTAATAATTTTATTAGAAAATTTACATCAGGACAACCTTATACAATTGTTGCAGGTCCTCGTCGTGGTGTTTTATCAAACCCAAGACTTGTAGGTCTTGAATATGAATATTTACTTGCGGATAGAGAATATCTTGAGCCCTTTGGAATAAATCCAATAATAACAACACGTAGAACTGGTCCTATGATTTATGGTAACCAATCTGCATATCAAAAAACATTAACTGCATTTAACAATTTACATGTTCGTGATTTATTAATTACTGTTACTGAGGCAATTGAAGATGTTTTATCTAATTATGTATTTGAATATAACGATGCTAGAACTCGACTTGAAATAAGAACAATTGTTGAAGGATATTTACAAGGAGTACACAATGCAGGAGGTATATTCGACTTCTTAGTAATAATGGATGATAGCAATAATACACCTGAGATAATAGATCAAAATATTGGTATTATTGATATAGGAATAGAACCTGCAAGAGGAATGCAAAAAGTAATTAATAGAATTACTGTATTAAAAACTGGTGCAATTGCAGCAGGTGGTTTTACGATAGCTTAAACATTGATTTAAATAATTTTAAGAAAGTACAAAAAACTATTGAAGATAAAATATATAAATAAAATAATAAAAAAACAACACAATTATGGCAGGATTACCACATTATAAATCAAGTATACCCGCTCAAAAACATTGGGATCCAGTATTTTTAGCATATTTTGATATTCAAATAACACCTCCCCCGGGAATTGCCGACTGGCCGTTAGTAATGAATAATATACTAAGTATCGGTGAAATTTCATTAAATAAGTTTCCTGAAAGTATAGCACAACAAACATATAAAAATGCAAAACGTAGATATGTAGGTGGGGCAGTTCCAGACCAAACACAAGATTTAACTTTAAGTTTTGAAGTTAACTTAAATGATAGTGATGAAATGTATGTATATAAAGCATTAAGAAGATGGTGTGATTTAGCATACAATCCACTTACAGGTAAATTTGGTATGAAGCGAGATTATCACGGAGGGCCTATAATCATTACACAATTTAATGCTAATGGTGATATATTTAGACAAATTACATATCAAGTATGTTTCCCAATGTCTCAAGTACCTGGTCCAGATGGAGTTGATTGGACATCAGAAGAGGTTTATAGAATTGAAGATTGGACACTTGGAGTTGATGATTGGGATGAAGTTTGGTTATAAGAATTAACACAATGAAAGAATTTAAATGCTGGTTATTTTTTAATAGTCAGCATTTTTATTTTTTATATTTTTGTGTTTTTTTTAAATTTAAATATATACAAAAAATCAAAATTTAATTAAATTAAAACAGAAATAATTATGACAACAAAAAAAGAAGATATCGAAAAAGCAGCAAAAGAAGATATCCAAAAACAAGAAAATGGCCAAACACAACAACCTAAAAAAAATCTAGGGAATATAAAAGATAATCAACCTGAAGAAAAGGTTAAAGAACAATCAAGGGATCAAATAGGTTGGAAAAATGTTCCTTTGCAAAGTATTCCATCACAAGGTTTATTTTATCCGGCCGGGACAAAAATTGCAATTCGTGCAGCAAATGTTAAAGAAATTAGACATTGGTCAACTATTGATGAAACAGATGGTTTAGCAATAGATGATACAATCAATTATGTTATTGAAAGATGTGTTCAAATGGTAATACCTGGAAAACGTGCATTTTTCAAAGATTTAAAAGAAATTGATAGATTTTATCTTTTATTCGCAATTAGAGAATTTACTTTTAAAAATGGAGAAAATAAACTTTATACAGATGTACCTTTACAATCCGGAGGAAACCAAAGACTTGAAGTAACAAAAGATATTATTTCTTATTTTAAACCGAGTGAAAAACTTATGAAATTTTATTCAGAAACAGAACGTTGTTTTATATTTCCTTTATCAAATGGTGAAAAGTTTAAAATGCATATTCCCAGTATTGGGATAACATCTTTTCTAAAAACATATAGAGAAGAAAAAAGTCAAAATAGACAAACAGTTGATGAAGATTTTGAAAAATATTGTTTATTTTTATTTGAAGATTGGAGAGGTTTAACAAAAGAAATTTTTGACGGTGAACAACAAGCTTCTAATAACTGGAGTTTAGAAAAAATCTCAATTGCATCAAATGTTGTAGAATTGGTTAAAAATAGTATTAATCCAACAATCACTGCCTCGGTTGATAGTGGCGAGGAGGCCACTGTGCCACTTTCCTTTCAAGGAGGACTTAAGGCTATTTTCGTTATTCCAAATATCTTGGATGAACTTGTCTAAAATGGAATTTTTATTGTTAAAACACTTGAATTTACAACCCAGTGAAATTGCAGAAATGGAATTTTATAGACTCGAATATTTAATTGAGCATTTTAAAGAATGGAATGAAGAAGAGAAAAAGAAAAGAGAAAAAGAAGAATCCAAGCAAAAGAAAGAACAGGGTTCAATGATGGATTATAAAAAAGAATTAAAAAAACAACAAAAATCACAAGGTAATTTTTCAAGACCAAATTTACCAAAGTTTAAATTATAAAAATTAAATGCCCACTCCAGACAAAACACTTAAAGGAATTTTAAATGTTGTTACTCTAACAGAGAAAAATATTAGAGAAATTAACTCTAATGTTGAAAAAATTGCCGAGACTACTGGGAAGGTGTCTGAGGTTGCGGGTGGTATGACCGGTGGGAAAGTTAGCAAAGAAAAAGATTCAATTGTTGTTAAAAAACTTGATGAAATTATAAGTATTCTTAAAGGAACACATAAAGATATAAAATCAACTGAAATTGCTGATATTGCAAAAATAGGAAAAGGAATAAGTTCAATATCATCGGGATTATTGAGATTTGCACTAGTTCCTAGACCCGTAAGAACAAGCTTTATTAATTTTATTGATAATTTATATGAAACATTTGAAAAACGAGATCCTACCAAAGTAAAAGCCGGAGCAGACAGTTTAGAAACTGTCTCAAGAACATTAAGTACTTTTGCTAAAGGTTTAGCATTTGTTGGTATTGTTGCAACCGCAACATTACCTTTACAGCCTATTATAATACTTACACTTTATAGTTATGGTAGAATTTTTGATTATATGGGAGAGCGGCATAGAGAGATAACTGAAGGGGCAAGATCATTTGAGCGAATGGGTCGTAGTTTAATGATGATTGCAGGTGGTTTTGCTATGCTAGGTTTAACATTTGCTGCAATAGGTGCACTGATGCCTGGAGAAGGTGGAGTGCTTAAAGCAGTTGGTGGAATGGCACTTTCATTAGTTGCATTTGCCGGTGCAATGATGCTTTTTGCATTACCTCCTGTTGAAAGAGGAATAAATGCATTACGAGGAGTTGGACAAGGATTTCTGTTTCTGGCTGGTGGTATTGCTATACTAGGTTTAACATTTGCTGTAATAGGTGCACTAATGGGTGGTAAAGGACTTTTACATGGTGTTCTTGGAATAATTGGTGCTATTACCGGAATCGGTTTAGCATTTGCACTTTTAGGTTTAGCAGGAAGACCTATAAGAAGAGGTGTTAGAGCAATGCAAGGAATTGGATTAGGATTTTTATTTTTATCAATTGGCGTCGGAATAATGGCATTAAGTTTTGCTGCTAGTTCAAAACTATTCGGTGTAAAACCATTTGAACTTGGTGCTGCAATTGCAATATCTGTTGTAGGTATTGGTTTATCTTTTATGTTGATGGGACAAATGTCAACTAATATATTAAAAGGAAGTTTAGCAGTAGCTTTAATGGGATTAGGTTTAATTGTTATAGGATATTCAGTTGGAAAATTATTTGATAATTTACCCGGAAAAACATCAGCTGAAAGATTTACAAGTCTTGGTGTTTTAGGAACAACAATTGTGGGATTAGGATTAGCTTTTGCGGGACTAGGTGCTGCGGTTAAGTTTGTAGCTTTAGGTGCAGCAGCTATGATAGCAGTAGGAGGTTCATTAATTATTTTAAGTTCTGGTTTAAAACGTTTTTATGATTCTTTACCAACACAGGATCCAAAAGAAATGCTTAGAAATCTTGCTACAATGGGTATGACAATTGCAGGATTGGGATTGGCATTTGTACCAGTAGGAATGGCATCTCCTCTTATATTATTAGGTGCAGGATCGATGATTGCTGTAGGTGGTGCAATAAAATCAATTGGAATAGGATTAAAAGAATATGATAAAACTGCTGGAATTGATACAGATTATGAAAAGATGCGGTATGAATTGTTATCACTTAGAGATATGTTTGTTGATATAGGTGGTATTAGAACAGCAGCAAGAGCAAGAAGAGGTTCAAGAACATTAAGACATATATCATCAGCCCTAAGTAGTTTAGCTGGTGGTATTGGAGATTGGGCAAAACTTGATAATATAAGAATGATTGTAGGTTATGATGATAATGGAAACCCAATTTATGATAAAGAAAGATTAAATGTTGAAAATGCAATTTCAAATATAAAAGAAGTTTTAGGTGGTGGTAGTGATAAATTTAATATTTTACATCCATTTATTGAATTATCAGAAGAAGCTGATTTAGGTAGATCACCAAATTTAATGAGTATAATGACGGGTGTTAATTTAGCAAGATCACCTTTCAGTAGAGGTGTAAGAATTGCAGGTAGTATTGGTAAAGCTTTATCTAATATAGCAGAAGGTGTTGCAACATGGGGTCGACTTGATAGTATTCCTACCATTGTGGGATATGATAAAGAAGGAAAACCAGAATATGGTGAACCTGTTAAGATGTCAATAGCAATTGAAAATATGAAATCTGTATTTGGTGGTGGTGTTGATGATAAATTTAATATATTACAACCATTTATTGATTTATCAAAAGAAGCAGATTTAGACAGATCTCCAAATTTAGTAAGTATTATGACAGGTATCAATTTAGCAAGATCACCTTTTAGTAGAGGTGTAAAAATTGCCGCCGATATTGGTAAAGTTCTTTCATCAGTTGCAAGTGGTGTTGGTTCATATGCACACTTAGATGAAATTCCAAGAATTGAAGGTTATGATGAACATGGAAATCCAATATTCAATTTCAATAAAGCAGCACGATTAACAAAGGCAATTGAAAATATTAAAAAAGTTTTCAGTTTAGACGGTAGTGTTTTTAATATATTTTCTGAACTTGGTAAAGAGATTATTAGATCAACAAAAGATAATCTTATAGGTAGTTTTTTAAGAAATCCAATAGGTTCAATTTTTACAGGTGGAAAAAGTTCATTTGAAACTGGTATTTCTTCAAGTTTAGGTTTAGGAAAAGTATTATCAATGATTGGTGAAGGTATGGCTACATTTGCAAGTCTTGAAAAAATTCCAATAATTAAAGGTTATGATGATAATGGGAATCCAATATATGATCACCATAAAGTAAATGTAAGTGAAGTTGCAGAAAATATTGCAATTGCAATTGGATCAGTATTAGGAGCTTTTGAAGATGCAGAATTAGATTTTAGTCGAAAACAAAGAAGAAGTTTAAAAGCACTTGGTGGTGTAGGACCAATGCTAAGTGGTTTAACAGAAAGTTTTAAAACATTTTCAGATATAAAAAATATAAAACGAGTAAAAGAATTTACATCTGATGGTGATCCAATATATCATAAAGACCCAGTAGATATTGATGATATTACAAAAAACATTGGAACTGCATTAACAATGGTATTGGACGTATTTGAGAAAAAAGATATAAGTTTTAGAAGAAGAGAAAGAAAGTCATTAGAGTCATTGGGTGGTGTAGGACCAATGCTAACAGGTTTAGCCGGTGCTTTTGATACATTTGCCAGTTTAGAAAGTGTTAAAGTAATTGATAGTATAGATCCAGAAACAGGTGAAATAAAATATAAAGTTAAAACTGTAACTGTTTCTAAAATAGCTGATAATATTGAAACCGCTTTAACAAGAATATTAGGAATATTTGGAGATGATAAAATAGAGAAACCTGCAAGTGAATTTACAAAAACTTTAGAAACTCTTGCAAAAATAGAAAGTCCTTTTAGTAAATTTGTAGCATCTTTTGATAAAATGGCTGTTTCAATGGGTACATTTTCTGATAATTTTTTAAAAATGACACCTAATGCAATTGATTCATATAAAGATTGGACAAATTCAATGATAGCATTTACACGAATGAGTCCTCGTGCTTTTTCTGCAAGATTAGATCTTGTTAGTGAAGCATTTGGTACATCTGGTGAAGATGACACTGTACCAACCGAGTCAGCAACAGCAACAGAACAAGGTCAACGATTTTTAGGATTGGGTGGAGATGAAGCGGATTTAACAGAAAAAGCAAATTTAGAAAAAACAAGACAGGAAACACATGATCAAATGATGTCAAGACTTGATGAAATAAGAAATTCGGTTAATATATTAAATGCAACAATATCAGATGGTGTTGATGTTTCAGGATCTTTTATTAAAATTTCAAATCTAGATGATTAATATGGAAAAAGAAATAATAAATTATAATGATTATTTAAAATCAAAAGAAAAAACAGCAAATACTAATGATTATCCTGTTCCTGATAGTGCTGCTGGGATGCAACCGGGTGATAAAATTGTATCCTTTATGAAATCACAATTTTCATCACAAGTTCCTTATTTTACAATGGGAATAAGATCAACAAATACAGATCTCACCAAGTATTCTCATACACGAGAATTTTAAAACTTTTTATAAGTTATGTATATATAAATTGTATGTTAATTTAGTATTTTAATGAAGAAAAAATTAGTATTTATAGGAAAAAGTTGTAGTGGAAAAACAACACTTGCCAATGAATTATGTAAATTTGGATTAAAAACACAATTAAGTACAACGTCTCGTCCAAAAAGAAAATTAGAAAAAAATTATGTAGATTATGAATTTATTTCAGAAAATGAATTTAATAATCGGAAGAAAAACGGTAAGTTTATTGAAACTGATGTTTTTAATGGTTGGAATTATGGTCTTTCATATGAAGAATTTGAAAGAAGTGATATATTAATTTTAACACCAAGAGGTTTTAAAAAAATTATAGAAAAAGTTTCTTGTGATAATTTTCTTGTTATTTATTTAGAAACCTCAATTTCTTTAAGAAAACAGCGAATTGAAGAAAGATGTGATAATTATGATAGTTTACATAGAAGATGGGTTGCGGATGATATTGATTTTGAAAATTGGGAACAATGGGGATATCCCTGGGATATGAAAATTTCATTACAAAATAATACAATAATGGAAATAATAGAAATAATTACAAATAAATAAAAATAATTAGCTAAAAATTTTGTTTTTTAATAAAATTTGGTTAAATTTATAAATAAAAATAATAAATATGAAAAAACAGACTGAAGAACAAGTACAAGCAGAAAAAATTTTTGAAGTTGATGATAAATTAACTCAAATACTTAGAAATTATTTAGGTTCAAAGCCTTTTATGGATGTTGCTCAAGCCATACGAATGTTAAATTCAAAGGAATTTACAGAAAAACAAATTAATACTATAATTAATGTTATGGGAAAATATCCATATGATGAAGTTCAAGAAATTTTTTCTTTATTTTCAACAAATATAAAACAAACAACTACTAAACCTGAGGAACAGGCATCAAAAGCTGAAAAAGAAGAACAGTCACCAAAAGTTAAAAAAGAAAAACAGGCATCAAAGAAAAAATAAATGAAAGCTATTAATAAATTTTTTATGAATACTGCAACTGGGCTTGCAAAATTATCTAAATGTGTATCATTTCAGGTTGGTGCAGTAATAGTTAGAGATGAAAGAATTATATCAATGGGCTATAATGGTTCTCCAAAAGGTTATTTAAATTGTTGTGATAAATTTAATAAAGAAAATTTTAATAGAAAAGATCATCATAAATGGTCAAATATATATGAAATTCACGCAGAACTAAATGCCATATTATTTGCCGCAAAAAATGGAATATCATTAGATGGTTGTGTAATGTATGTGACATTTAAACCTTGTGATCAATGTATAAAAAATATTATACAATCGGGAATAAAAAAAGTTATTTATTTAAATGAATATGATAAGTGTTCATTAAATAATGATTTAATTTCAGAAACAAATATAACTATAGAAAAATTTTAATATGAAAAAAAAGTTTGTTATTGTCAAAAATTTTTTGTATATTTGTTTATATTAAACTAAAAAATCTAAAATCTAAAATATCTAAAATAATGGGAAGAAAAGAAAAGTCAATACAAGAATTTGCAAACGAATGGTTTGAAACAAAATCTGAAGTGAAATTTAAAAAATTAATTGATAGATTATTACCGGGTTTTCATAAACATATAATAGATATTGAAAAATGCCCAATAAAACGCGATGAAATAATAAATGATTCTTTTTCAAAAATTTGGGATAAAATACACCAATACGATAGTGAAAAGGGTGCATTTTCAACATGGGCTCATAAGATAGTATATCATGAGGCTTTATTATCAAAAAGATATTCAAATAAAAACTCATCATTAGATGAAATGATGGAATTTGGTGTAACTAATTATAAAAATTCATCGGATTTTTCAATACAACCTGATGAATATGGTGATGAAAAAATATCAAAAGAAATAGTTGATGAATTATATACTTATACAATTGAAACAATGAAAAACTTTCCAGAAAACGGTAAATTTAAAAAATGGAAACATGCTTTACTTTTAAAAGAACTGGAGAAAAAAAGATTTAATGAAATTGCAAAAATCATGAACGAAAATGAAAATACAGTAAAAGGTTGGGTTTGTAAAGCTCGAAGGTATTTAAAAGAAATAGTTAAAGAAAAACATAATGTTTTAGTAGATGATTATAAAAAATTAAAATGTGTAAATGAAAATTAAAAAAAGAAAATCATTTAGAAATAATAAAGTTTATTTATATTTAAGAGAAATAAATAATTATTTTTATATACAAAGAACAATCAAAAAACAAAAGGAAACAGATCAATGGGTTGCCTTGAAATTGAGATCCGACTGGATTGGAAGAATTTATACAGTAATTAATATAAGAAAGGAAGATGTAGGTGAAGAAGATACTGTAAAACGTGCAAGGGTTTTTGAAAAGATTATTCCATTAAATTCATATTTGAAAAAATTAGATTTACATGAAATTGTATATCCTGCAATTGAGCAAATAACTGATAGATCATATCTTATTGTATATTCTCCATTATTTACAACTATTACAATTTTAAGAACTCTTAAATATTTATTTTCATTGACTATTTTTACAATTCTTGTTTTTAACTATAATAACATAAAAACTTTTATACAAGAATTTATAGAAAAAATATTCTAATGCAAATAAAAGGTAAAAGAGGATCCGGTGGAATATATAATATTAAATATAAAGATAAGGAATTTAATTTTCCTTCTGTTACTACAATAATATCAAAATTTCGAGATCCATATTTAGAAGAATTACAAAAGGAAATTGGTGATGATGATTTTAAAAAAATATCATTAAATGCAGCCAATCGTGGATCTGTAATGCATAATTTTTTAGAAAATTATACAAAGGCTTATAGTAAATTTAAAGATAAAGATAAATCTTTATTATATTCTCAGAAAAAAACACCAAGAGAATTTAAAGATTTTGATTCATCTATAATAGAAAAAGGTAGAAATTTATTTTATAATTTATACCATTCGGAGTTTTTAGAAGAAATGCATAAACCTTTATTAATTGAAGGATTAATGGTTTCTTTTAAATATAAATATGCAGGTAGGGTTGATTTAATATATCTTGATAATACCAAACAAATAATATTGAGTGATTTTAAAAGTTCATCTAAGTATATTGATATTACATCTAATAAAATTATAAAGTTTAAGTTACAACTTGCTGCATATATTAATGCATTTGAAGAAATATATAATAAAACAATAGAATGTGGTGTAATATGGGTTTCGTATCCTGGGGGTATTCAAAAAATAATTTTAACAAAATTTGAATATCAGATATATTTAAACTTCTTTTTAAATTTAATAAAAATAAATAAATAAATAAACAAAACGCGAAAAAATAAAATTATGAAAAACACAAAAAAAGCAGACTTAAAAATTGAAAATTCTGAAAAGAAAAAAGTAGAAAATTCTGAAAAGAAAAAAGAAAAAAATGAAAAACTTATAAAAGAGTTAACAAAGGAACGTGATAAATTCCAAGATGAGCTTGATAGTAAAGAATATCTTATTGATGGTGGAGAATCTATGGCCAAAGAATTGTTAAAATTTGTTAGACAAGATGCTAAGTGGAAATTTACTGAGGCACTTGGTATTATTGAAATTGTAAAAACATTAGAAAAAATTACTTCAGGTAATAAAAAAGAATTTATGATAGGACCTCTAGAATTAGAAGCAATTTATTATTTTTTATCAAAACATGAAGGGACGGGTTATCAATCTGCAAAAAGATGTGTTGATTTTTTGAAAGCAATTAACCCTGCAAAATCAAGGAAAGATAATGATGGTAAAAAATTTGAAGAATTGAACTTTAAAATTACAAGTCTTGAGCATGGTGTAGATCCAGAAGAAGCAGAAAAAGAAATGCAAAATAATGAAAAAAAATAATAACAACAACATACAATCTGATATAGAAATACAATTATTAAAAAATATAATTAAAGGAAAATTACTTGAAGAAAATATATTAGATTTTATATACATATCAAATTCTCTAAAAGAATATTCAAATGAAAAAATCTTAGAATTTTTATATTCTTTTGGTTTTAAAAAAGAAATGATAGATGATAAGTTTATTGAGGAATTTAAACGTTCAATGGATATATTAAAAGAGGTTATATTTGATGAATGTTGTAATAAACAAAAAAATTAATTTTAATATGGAAAAAAAAATCAAAACATTAATTATTGGAATAATAATTGTAGTAGCTTTAAGTTTCTTAAATATGTGTAATAGTTGTTCTGTACGAAGATCACAAATTAACGAAGCACAAAAAACAGATTCTTTAGTAATTGAGTTTGAGAATAAAATAAATGATATATATAAATATATAGATAAATTACCGAATAATAATGATTTAAAAATAGAAGGTTTGCGTAATGAATTGAGAATGATTCAGGCTACTGATAGGAGAATGTTAGATGTACGTAGGCAAACTGAAATAGAAGAAGAGATAAAAAAATTAACAGAGAATGAATAGAAACAAATCTATACATTGGTTTATTATTTCAACATTTGTAATATTATGGTTATTTGTTTCTTTAATATCAATGATTCATGTTATTGAATTTTTTGAATTAAGTAACCCAAGGTCATTAGCTATAACACTTGCGATTGCTTTTGAGGTAGGTGGTGCCGCATCTCTAGCCTCAATTATTGTTCTTGATCGAATGAACAAAACAATTGTATGGTCAATATTTATTTTATTAGCATTAGTGATGATGATGGGTAACACATATTATGCATTTGTTCATTTAGAAAATTATACTGGGTGGATTGAATTATTCGGTTTACAAGGTGAAAGTGTTATAATGCAAAAAAGAATATTATCAATAATTAGTGGTGCATTATTACCTTTAATTGCATTAGGTTTTATCAAAGCACTTGTTGATTATTTAAGACCAAGTGAGGATAAGACAGAAGAAACACCAAAGGTTGAAAAGACAGAAGAAACACCAAAGGTTGAAAAGACAGAAGAAACACCAAAGGTTGAAAAGACAGAAGAAACACCA